GTAAATCGCCAATATTGGCGATTTATTTTGTTAGCATACTATAAAAATATAATTATTTTATTACCATAATAAGTAATAAAATAATATTAATATTAATAAACACTAAAAATGTGTCAGGCGTGAAAAGGTTAATTAATTATTTTCAAACGAATTTATAAGGTTTTTTGGAACGGCTTTCAATAAATACCAAAAAGTTGTACCTTGCTCTAAATCTTCAAGTGTGTAAATATAAATACAATTAAATATTTAAATACAATTAAATATATAATAAAATGACAAATAAAGATTCTATAATAATTTATGATCCTGAAATAATAGCTTATTATAGAGAGAATCCTAATATTGATATTGTAATAATGAATAATATTTTAATTGATATTTTAAGAAATCTTTCTTCAAATTTATCAAATACAATTAACTCAACTATAAATTCTAAAATTCTATCTATTGTTTCAGAAATAGATAAAAATATATCTGGATTTAAAACTGATATAATAATAAATTTTAATGAAAAGTTGAATCAAACAAAAAAAGAATACATTGAAGATTTAAAGATACAATTAACAAATAATTTTCTCTCTAACAATGAAAAATTATCTAATTTTATTGATAAAAATGCTGACAATATTTTAATTAAAACCTCATCAATTATAAATGATATTATTCCAAAAAGTCAAGACAAAAGTTATATTCAAATTGAAAACTGTATTAAATCTTTTTGTTCTCTAATAGAACAAGACACAAAAAAATTGCTTGAAATAAAAAAAAACGATGAAAATTCAAGTAAATTTATTATAGAAAATATTGAAAATAATTTTTCAAAAATGGTATCAAGTATTCAAAACCCTATTTTTAATTTAATTCAGTCAAGTGAAAACAGAACAAGTAATGGAATAGAAAAGGTTAAAAATGAATTTATACAACAACAAGTAACTCAAGAAAAATTAGCAAATGAATTGAATGAATTTTTAAATAAATATAAAAATAATTCAAGTTTGAAAGGAGGTGTTTCTGAAAATGAATTATATTATATGCTTCAGTCAATTATGCCAACAGATGAAATAGTAAAAGTTTCGGGTAATACTGCGACCTGTGATTTTAAAGTAAACAGAAAGAATAAAGATAAACCAACTATTTTATTTGAAAATAAAGATTATAATTATAATGTTTCTACTGATGAAGTAAATAAATTTGAGAGAGATATTCAATTACAAAAATTTCATGGAGTATTTATATCTCAAAAAACACCAATTACATTTAAAGATAATTTTCAGATTGATATTATTAATGGTTTAATACATATTTATATACCTAACGCAAATTATGATATTGATAAATTAAAAATCGCAATTGACATAATTGATAATTTATCATCAAAAATTGATATAATTAATAATAATGATATAGATGATGTTTATTCAACTAATAAAAAAGAAATTGAAGAACTTGCTGATGAATATCGCAATTTCGCAATGCAAAAAATATCAATACAAGAAACAATAAAAAATATGAGTAAACAATTACTTGATAAATTAGAAGATATGCAATTACCAAAAATTAAAAATATTTTAATTAAATTTGGTGCTATTGAAAATGAAAATTTAAAATGTCCACATTGTAATTATGAAGGAAAAAACAAAGCAAGTCTCTCGGCACATTTTAGAAATTGTAAATTCAACAATAAAAAAAAAATAACAAATGATAATACTATAAGTGATGATACTACAAATGAAAATATCATTAATGAAAATATAAGTACTGAAGAAATTAATGTTACTATGCCTGTTGCGAAACAAGTAAAAAATAAAAAAAAAAACTAATTACATAATTTTTCAAACCACATATGCTTACAAATATTTATATACTCAATCAATCGCCGCCAAATGTGTTACAAGCACTTAACTATGTATACACTATTCAAAAATTAAAATGATACAAAAATTTTGTAAAAAAACGGTGTAAATCTTCAAGTGTGTAAATAAGAAAAAAATACTCAACATATTTTTATATTTTTAGTATTTTTATTGTATAACAAAAATATAAAAAAAATGAAATGTATTAAATATATTTGTATATATAAAACAAATTGTGAAATTCATTACCAAAATGTCATTAATTTTGTTAATGTCTCTTCATAAATATTTTGGAATTCGTGAGTTCAACTATAACAAAGAGATTATAACACGTAAAAGTATTGTTTCTTTTGATTTTTCAGAAAAAAAAAATAATGATAAAAACAACAAAATAAGGGAATCTATCATTGGAGCTATTATAAATGGAAAAGTCCCAGAAGAATTTTACATTGTGAATGAATGGTTACTTTTACAAAAAGCAGTTTTAAATTACTTAACATTGGTGACTTCAGGAAAGCCTTATAAAAAAATTAAACTGAAACATATGGGAGGAAGAAAATATAATTACGATTTTGAGATAAATGTAGATTTTGAAGATGGAATCCAAGATAAATTTGTGCTGGAATTAAAATTTAACGCAGGAACGATTGAGCAAACACCTCAATTTGTTAGCCCAATGAAACCAAGTAAATATCTTTCAGAGTCTTACGAAGAGTTCTTTTACGAAAACTTTCTACCAGTTCTTGCGAATGCTTCCAATTTACCAATGCCATCAAAAACAGAGTATGTAAAAGAAATTCATGGACCAAAACCCAAATGTATGCTGAAATACCAAGAGTTGTACTATCAAGGTTGCTCAAAAAGTTCAAAATTTACAAACAAAGTAGAAGATATAGCGTTTTATGAATTGGCAAAAAAAGTATCAAATGATTCAATATCATGTTTTATTGAGAGAGCGGATTTAAAAATTGAAAAGCTTTCGGATTATCTCTCTGAATCACAGAAAGGAAAAAACTATATGCTGTATTACAAAAAAAAATTTGTTTTACAACAAGTAAACATGGATGATTATAAAATTTGTAGCGTTGAAAAAAATCCAAATAAGTTTAGATTTGAATGCGAAACAAAAAGTGGAAAAAAAATGAATGTTTTGCTTAGGTTCAAGAATGGAAATGGAATAGCTTTTCCATCATTTCAAATAAATTAGTAGTTATTTTATTGAATTTGTGTTCTAAATATATATTGGTAATACATAATTTAATTCTGTTGTATTTATTGCGTTGTTTCCAAAGTAAATTTTAATAAATTCTTGAGTTCTCTCATCATTGAAAGAATGAATTATTTTTTCATACAATATAATTAATTCGTGTTGTGGTAAAGTATTTTGATATTCAATACAAATTAAATGATTTTCAATTAAGAATTGACTATTCAAATTTAATATACAATAATTGAATTTATATTCACCAGTACCATATCCACGATTCAAAACAATCATTGGTTTAGTAATTCCATTTTTCTTTATAAAATTTTTTTTTGTAATATTTTTATATTTTTTGAATATTAATCTATTATTCTTATCAATATCAGAAGAATAAATAAGTCTAGTTTTGGTTTCATCATCAGTTAAAATATCTTTATTTTGATTCCAAACACATGAACCTACATATACTTTGAACCCTAATTGAGCCAAAGATTTTGAATTTAGTAATAATTTTACTAATTTAGTATTATTTTCAGGATTAGTAAAAATTACATAATCTTCTATTTTTAAAACAAATAATGATTTTTCTCTTTTTATTTTTTTTTGAATTATTAAAATAATTGTATCTTGTTCAGTATCAATAAATTTGTCATTACAATCAATAATATGAAGTATTTGAAAATTATCATTAATATATTTTCTAGTATTATTATAATACAAACAATTCAAAAAGTTTTTGGGTAAAACAAAACTAAAAATGCCATTATCATTCAATAATTGTAATGATTTAATTATGAAAAGAATGAAAATATTTGGTCTCCCATCAAAATAAGGATAATATATTTTGTCTACGTGAGTTTTTTTAATTACAAAATAAGGTGGATTACCAATAATAACATCATATTTTTCATTAGTTTCATACTTCAAAAAGTCAGATTTTAAAATATTAATTTTATTATTATTGAATTTTTGTATAGCTTGATAAATGGTTTCATTATATTCAATACCAGTAATTTGTAAATGTGGATATTTGTTGTGTATTATTGAAATAAATTCACAAGAACCACACGCTGGTTCTAAAAGTGTGTGAGATGTTGTTAAAAAAGGTTCAATCAAAGTTAAAATTTTTGAAATTAAAGAAGGAGGTGTGAAATAAATACCTAGTTCTTTTTTTTCAGTTTTTGAAATTATTGTTGTTAATTCTTTAGATAGAGTAGAAAATTCCATTATTATATTATTATTATTATATTTTAGATATATTTAAATTCAATTTTATTTTAAACTTTTTATCATTTCAAACGCCCAAATTATTTACACCTTTTTACATTTCAAACGCTGATTATTAGAATAATATATAGGGATTTCCTGATTTTGAAAATGCTTATGGTACAAATAAAAAAACAGAATATACAAGAAAACCATCAACACGAAAACATAAACTAAAACAATATAAAGATATAAAAAAATTGATTTGTTTTTATTCAATAATAAATATACTACAATACTTAAACTATAATCAAGAATGAATGAAATGAATAATCAACACGATATAATAAAACAAACAGTAATTCAATCGGCGGAAATTGAAATATCTAACATTATAGATGAATGGTGTAAAAGCAATGATAACGGTTGTAGTGGTGGTGAAATGCGGGAAAAGAGGGGTTCTGATATTGAGACATTTGTTCGCACAACTATAAACAAAATTGGAGAAATATTAAATATAGATTTACACGCCCGATGCGGAAATGACGATAAAAAAGATTTAACAATAAATCTACCAAATGGAAAAAAACTAATTAAACAGCATCAAGTAGATGTTCATATTTATCTGAATGGGGTATTTGTTGCGGTTATTGAATGTAAAGCATATTTAGATAGTTGTTATTATGTTCGTGCATGTGATGATTTCAAAATGTTTAAAAAATTTGATTATAATGTAAAGAATTGTATCTTTACTTTAGAAAATGCTATCGCTGAAGATACTAAAATATTTACAGATTATATAAATGAATATATTTGTGATGAAATATTCTATATATTAGATGGAAAAAGAACATCATCTAAACCAGTTTATGATATGAAACATAAAAAAACAATAAATAAAAATGTATTAACTAAATTTATTGATTTTATATTTATATTAGGAACTATTTAACTATGAATTGATTCATTCGCTATATCAAAATAATTATCATTCAATTCAATTCCAATAAAACTTCTTTTTAAATTTTTACAAGCAACTCCAGTTGAACCTACGCCCATACAATTATCCAATACTAATTCTCCTTCATTAGAATATGTTTTTATCAACCATTCTAATAAATCAACTGGTTTTTGTGTTGGGTGTTTTGGTCTTTCTATGCGATTAAACTTTAATACAGTAGTGGGTAATCTTTTTCCATCTAAACTTTCAACAAAGTTTTCTTTGTGATCACCATAATTAGTTTGTTTATCAACAGCAGACTGTGTATTCCATCGTGTATATGGCGTTGAATACCAATATTGTGGATTATATGTAGGTTGTTTTTTATAAAATATAGCAATATCTTCATTGGTTTTCATCGGTTTTCTTTTTGCGTTTAAGAAATCCGAAAATTTATTTTTCTCCCATACTAAACAATATCTAAAATTTTTTAAATTGCTTGTAATCATCAACGATGTAAATGGTTGAGAACCAAATAACACGACGGCACCATTGTCCTTTATAATTCTATTATAGTGTTCCCATAATTTATCAAATGGAATAATTATATCCCATTCATTTTTTGTTATACCATAAGGTAGATCGCATAATATCATATCTATTGAACCACTCTTTATTTGTGCCATTTCAATTAGACAATCCCCCTTAAATAAATTAATGGTTGTTGGTGCATTTTCGGTTATTTCCACATTTTCGGTTATTTCCACATTTTCGGTTATTTCCACATTTTCGGTTATTTCCACATTTTCTGTTATAGGTTCAATAAGAGATGTGAATGTTTTATTAATAACATTCTTATATTCTTCAGTATTATTACTTTTTTTATTTTTGGAGTTAATCAGTTCTATTAATTGTGGTTTATTTTTTGAACTACACTTTGTAATACCCAATTCTTTACACTTCTCTAATAA